TTTTTACACTGTACCAGAAAATAGAGCTACGCTAATCGAACTTTTGAACAAGAGTGGTGGTATTTCTCTACGAAACCTGGAATGGTTTATTACCAATTACTCTAAGAAGCATAACCTATCATATGAAACAAATGATGGTCGGATTTTTAGTGTACACTGCGCTTATAAATCAAGTCTAGATGGATACAGTAAAAAATTGTTCGACCCGTTTTGTCGTGCAGACAAGATCGTGTACAACGTGCCGGGTACAACTGATGAAATTCATACGACTGTAGCACAGTTGAACTTCATCAGATGGTGTATCAGAAATAAGATCGTTGATTACATTCGTGTACATCACGATAGGCTTTTCAATAAGCAAGTGACATAAACCCGTTATTAAATTCAAACGTTTGATACCCAACATAATACAGGTGAAGGTTATAGACATCTGTTAATCCAGGTTTTAATTGCACATCTAGTAATGTGCGATCTGAGTTCAATTTACTAAAGTCCAAGCTTCCCGATGGTTCCACATTAATCGGATTCATCGAGAACGCATACGTGTAAATATTCCTATTAGGTCTAGATAGCCTTGTGTTGTATGGGACGATATACTTGAAATAATTGTGATCAGCGACTGGTATATTGGGTAAGTCTTGACCATTTATATAGAGTTTAGCAGAGTCTAAAACCGCCGATGAAAATGAGTTACCGATTGAGTATGATGTTGCAGATGAAAAATTAAACCTATTCGACATTTGACGAGTTCTTATACTCGGGTCAGGGCGACCGGGACTTCCATGCGTATTCTCATCTTCATATGCCTGTTTTCGTAGAAACCAAAATAACGATTTGACAGGTATATCTGGGACGAGTTGCAGTTTCACTGTATTCCGACCTATGACAGTTTCCTCTGTGGGGTGTTTCTTTACTATGTCAGTGATGAATATCTGTTTATTTGTCATCAAGTATGTCCGTTCCTGTGGACTTAATGTGATTTCTTCTGTGATGACATCAAATGTGTCGAGTGATAACGCATATGAAGAATTGGTAAAAAACGTCTTTGGTCTAAATTTAATTTCAAACTCTATCTTCTGTTTGTGAATCGCACACGTTGGAAAGTATGGCCTATTCGGGGAATTCGATCCATATTCGTCACCTTCATATTTACGAGAAAAGAAGAGTGGGATTGGAATCATTAACGTCGACTTAAACCTAGATAACGATTCATCATTTACGTGCGATACGTTGTCGGCTTGATTTCTGTTTATCATATACCGCTTAGTACGTTTTTCAGATGCATCCAGATACATCTCATCGTAAATGACACCCCAATCGTCGTGATATTTATCGACTTCCGTCTCATCCACGCGCATAGAAATACTCTCTATAACGTGTCGACCAATCTGATCAGCTATGTTAGAGTTTGTTTCAACGGCGGGGAATGTCATGTGTATGTACATATTTGATAACAAATCTCCCATATTTTGGGGGTTTAGTGTAACTTTAACACTTTCACCAAATGGCCACGTAGGAGAAGACGTAGATGGTTTAGAAACTGTGACACTTTTGTGATACTTCGTAAAGTTTGAATGTTGCTTCGCTGTGTAATTAAAGAAAGAATGTTCAGGATTGGAGTTCAATAGGTATGTATCCTGTTGACCTATGGCATTTAGGGATAATACCGCGCCTTGATCCGGACCCTGCAATCCCATACTTATCTATTGTCTATATATTTTTAATATCATTTTCCCACATTTGAAGAGGTGATGTAGACATTGTCAGGTTTAGTTCGTCCCTGGAGTGTTTGACTTCCATAAGCAGTGCAGCTACTCGCTCTTCTGTATAGTCAATTGTCTTGGTGTTTAGTAAATAGTCATAACTCCCATCAACTTTCGGAAATGTGTGTGATAACTCTTCCTCGAGATCTTTCTTCTTACGCCTGAAAACCACCAGCGTTTCATTGATGACCATGGTAACAAATTTTGCGCGGTGATTATACATCTCAACCTTTTTCTTGAGAACATTAACCATATGGGATTTGCGTTTATTGTAATACTCGTTCCGAAGTTTGATAAAGTCCATTAGGATCATTTCAGCACTTTCATATTTGTGAATTCCCTTAGTCGGATGAAACAGGTGCATGTTCGAAGTTCTGACGATTTTCTGTAATTTCAGGTCCTTGATAAGATCTTTACCCGAATACCCCTGAATAACAAAATCAACATTTTCGGTTGTGCTATTGTTGGTGTACGAGCTGATAGTCTTCTTTTCGGTAAGTGTATCGAGATGTTCTTTATAATCCTGTGTCCAACGCCCAGGTGGAAGTTCTGTGACCCTGATAGTCTGACCGATCATGTTCCAGATACCCTCTGTGACCCATGTTTCATTTTCATAGAATACACGACCCTTAAACCCCCTGAACCACGGCTTCATTTTTTGAATGCCCTTTCCATTAATGAAGTTGAGTATATTCGTCGAGATATCCTTGGGGTTGAACGGGGGTACATAACAACTGAAACCCGTGCCAATACCTTCTGTACCATTCACGAGAACCATCGGCAACGCTGGTACGTAAAATTCTGGTTCAATAGATCGACCGTCGTCATCTAGATAATTAAGTACAGGGTCATCCTTAGGGTCGAATATCTTTCGAGCTGCACTAGTCAGTCTCGTGAAGATGTACCTCGTTTGAGACGCATCTTTACCCCCCATAAGTCTCGTACCAAATTGACCACAAGGTTCGAGAAGGTTAACGTTGTTCGAACCTGTATAGTCGTTCGCCAACTTGACGATCGTTTCCGCGAGAGAAACTTCGCCATGATGGTAAGAACTCTTTTCGGCGACATACGCGGCCAGTTGTGCCACTTTCATTTCGGCAGTCAAGTTCTTTTGAAAACACGAGAACATAACTTTTCGCTGTGAAGGTTTAAGTCCGTCAGCCATATGTGCGATAGACCGTTTCAAGTCAGCGAGGCTGAAATTGACGAGGTCTTTGTGAACAAAGTCTGTTATGGCCAGGTTCTTGACATGACCATATGGTACTTCAAGATCACCAGAATTCTTCGCGGTACTTTCGAGAAGCCATGTCTTTCTGTCATCTGCCTTTTTCTTATCGAATGCGAGTACGATTGATTTATCTGTCATGACATCCACATCAAACTTCACTGTGAGTTCTTGAATTTTTTTGAAATATTCACGAGCCTCCACGGATGTAGAAGTACCGAGACCCTTGTAATACTTGATACGCCACCCATGTTTACCGTCTCCATACCAGTTTCGAAATGCTGAATCGGTGTAGAAAGATTTTGCTTCTGATCCCTTGGAAGCTTTGATGATTGGTGTCACCATACTCACCACATAGTTCAACTTTAGAAGGCTGGGCCAGAAGTAGTGGATCATGTTGAGGATGAGACCCTTGATATGAGACCCATCGTTATCAGCGTCAGTCATGATCATGAGACGTCCATATCGAAGTTCAGAAACGTCGGTATACTCCTTACCCTGTTGAAGTCCGAGGATCTTCTTGAGATCATTGAATTCTTGGTTAGACGTAAGCTGTGCGACTGACACGTCACGTACATTCTTACACTTACCCCGAAGAGGAAACACACCATAGTGATCACGACCAACAACCGAGAGACCTGCAACTGCGAGGGTCTTCGCTGAGTCACCCTCAGTCACGATGAGTGTACACTTCCCAGATTGTGCCGTACCAGCCTTGTTCGCATCGTCCAACTTGGGAATACCGGTGATTTTGGACTTTCGAGCTCCGTCGGTCTTCTTGAGTTCTTTCATTTCCTTGAACTTTGAGAGTGCCGTGAGTTCATCAGCGATACCAGTCTTGAGAGTATTCTTAACGAATGTCTTGGGTAGTTCAAACCTGCTTCCGAAATGCTGTGATTTGGTTGTACACTCAGATTTCACCTGACTGGAAAAGTTTGGGTTTTCGATTGTCGCCCTTACAAAGATCGTAAAAGCATTCTTAACCTGTGGAGGTTTCAGTTTAATCTTCTTCGCCATGTCATCAATGATACCATTTGCGACAATGTTTGCCACGTGATCGACGTGGGTGCCACCTTTCGTAGTGCAGATGCCATTTACGAACGAAACCTGTTCCATCCCATTCTCTGCTGGTCCTATGCATACTGACCAACGGTCGGTGGTTACAGATGCAACCTGGTCAACACCTTCATGCATTTTGGCATAAGCCTCGAAGTTTTGTTTCGGAAGAACTTCGCCATTGAACTTCACTTTACAGTTTTGAGTAGTACAGATGTTCGCATCCCAGACTCTCTTTTGGAAAATCTTATAGATGGTATCATCCATTTTGGACATTCCGAACCTCTTCCACTCGGGGGTAAAGGTGATGGCCACGGATGACGTAGCACCCGAATGTTTTTTAATTTTTGGTGGGTCACAGACAGTCATATTCTTCGACCAGGATTGAGTATAGGTCTGCTTTGTCTCATGATCCTTGATGACTACAGAGAAATCACTTGAGTAAATATTTGCCAACTTGGCACCATACCCGTTGCGACCACCGACAATTCTTTTTTGTGTATCGTCATAGTTCGTACTCGTGAGGAGGTGTCCAAATACAAGTTCAGGGTTCCATAGACCTTCTTTCTCATGCATTTTTACAGAAATTCCACCGAGTGGTCCATTATTCTCGATGGTCACTGAACCTACATCCTTATCAATCGAGACGGAGACTAAACTGACCTGTTTGGAATGGAGAGAGTTACGGTCGATGGCGTTGACGAGGATTTCATCGAATATTTTCAAGAGGGCTGGGGAGTATTTCAAGTTCTTCTTAGTGAACTTTTGACCATCAAGGATCCAGTAAGGTTCGGTTCCTAGGTCAACTGGACCGACGTATGAGTCAGGTCTTTTGAGAATGTGTTCTATATGTGTGAGTTTTTGGACACTCTCCATACTTTCTTAGTTTTATTACAATTCAAAACTCTAACTTAGGTTCTTTTAGACTTCGAGCTTCTTGATAATAGAAGCCAGACAATACATAACCGGTGGCACAGAAATTGAGCCAGCGGTAGTCATCATCGCTGTACGAGCTTCTTCGGGTGTTTTAATTTCACCGTTTATAACCTTGGAAATGGATCCTTCCATGATCTTATCAACTGTAGTATCAATCGGTTTTACTATCATGGGGATAGCCGAAAGACCGATCAGTGTGGGGAGAAAATGGACAAATTGATTATTGTCTAGGTTATTGTTGGAAATCATGGTAGCGGCCATGTTCACGATAACCCTAATAATAGACCCTGGCCAGAATACCGATGCGAGCATTTGCCATGTAAAAGTTTCAGTCGAAATTCTCACTGTATCCATCATCTTATCCTCTTCTTCTGCAGCGTTGTACGCTTTTTCACCTTTATCAATCGTATCAAACATGACATATGCTGCTGCGATGCAATATGAAGCGGGTAAGCCCCATTCGGGGAGATATGATGTGAAGGCTTCGCCGAGTTCATTCGCGTAACCCATGTATCGCAGGGAACTTTCACGGTAAGGATCGACCGACTTATACGCAGTTGAATAGATTTTAAATCGTTTGTTATGTTTGTGATTTGGTGTTGGTCTACACATGGTGATAGGTCTAGCGACGGAGAACATTGTTCATTGTTAACAACACTCTTCTAAACTTTAAACCGTGTATGTATCAACGTCGTATATCCAATCCTCTTTTACATGCTTCTCTAATAAGCCCACTATACCATGACATTATTTCATCGCGTGTCTTTGCCTTACTTCGAGGTAACACATGGCGACATAATCCAAGTTCACGATCTTTCAATGAACCAATTGTTGGTTTCGGTTTATATGAAAAGCACGAAAAGCACACAGGTTTTATTTTTGAACCATTTACGAATGAATGGTATCTTTCATTGTTATATACAAATAGAGGTCGTATTTTTTTATAATGTCGCACGAATAATTTATTGTCATTTGTCCGTGTACGTACGACGGGATTTAATGGAGCCTGACATACGTAGCATTCTCTATACCAGGCGATATGCATACTTGAAATAAAAATGTTTTTATACTTTAAATGATATCCGTATTAGTGGCTTTTATAATCGGTATAGGAA